CAGTTGCACCAATGCCATCACTGGCCACGCCGCCCGGGTCAGTCGCTAATCCTGCTCTCGCCTGCGTAAAATATCCTGCGGCAAATGAGGCGCGTGACTTTGCCTCTACTTCCTCGCAAAAAGCCGCGGATTTAGCTCCGAGTGCAATTACATTTTTTCCAAACGCGAAGGAGCAATAACCTTCACCATTTGGCGACGTAATATCATCTGGGTCTCCCGTGGCACTTCCTGCCCCACCCGCAGATGATGCAACACCGTACGTTACACAGTCATGCCCAAATGTTGTTGAGTAAACAGCAAACGATGCCCCATTTCGGTTGAATGAAGCAGAATAATCACCAATATTGGCAGGATCGCCCCACGAGTTTTTAGAGGGTAATCCGCGCCAAAAGTTTTTCTCGTCATCAAGCGGTGTTAAATCAGATCCACCTACGCGCAACCAGCCCTTAATCTTATCGAACGCCCAGATAAGCCCCCTCGTTAAGCTCGAGCCAGATGGAATGCCATAGTTAACTTTCTGCCCGATAAGCTTCATGCCGTCGTCTTGCGCCAGTTGCTTCCTGAGCACATCACTCACATCTACAGGTTGCCACTTTCCTTCCCCGACTCCGCCAGCAGATGCTGGGGTTGAGCCAGCTGGTACAGTTTTTGGCAGGGTTTCGAGATCATCCCAGCGGTACCAGATATTAGTGCTTTCATCCTGCAGAAGATCGCCAGCTGACGTCACAGTGCCGCCATCCTGGAAAGAGCCTTCAAGACTCCATCCTAGGTTATAAATTTGCTGCAGCACCAGCTGTTTTAGCCCTTCAATCGTGTAATGGGCATTACCAAAACGATCAAGGTATTGCTGGGCAAATGAGGTGACGAATTCGTCAATTTTTCCAGCGTTAAATTTCAGGTTGCGAGGTGATTCACTTGGTACAGCATCTTGCGTCGGTTGCGTAGCCATATTGATTCCATAAAAAAACCCGGCACAGTGGCCGGGTTGAGGTGATCGGGATAGGTCTTATTGGTAAATCAGATCGCTATACTCTGCGAGGGTTAATGAAGTGCTTCCCTTTCCGTCCGGTTGCTTAGCCGTGATAGTCCACTGACCTGCATCAAGCTCCTGAGACGTGGCAATGACGTATCGTGAGGGTGACTGTACGTCGATCCCGTCGAACAGATTGAGCTCGATATTCGGGATAGCTGCCGTAAAGCCGAACGCAGTATCAGCACGCGGAGAGGCCGGGTATCGCGCCGTGGTTGCGCCGGATGAGTCCGTCACCTGCACAAACATGGCTCCGGAGAAATTGATGCGCTCACTGGTTTCGAAGTCATTCCCGACCCGCGACACGATATAACCGGCCTGCTGGTTGGTGTCATATGTATCCGGCACCTGAACCATATCGCCAATGTTTACCCACTCTCCGTCTGCCATGGCCGTTACCTGCATGGTCATGCGGGAATAGATAAGCCGCTTGCATTCCCGAAGTGCGCGCTCGTTGGCCTGGAAGCGATTCCTGACGTACAGCATTTCGAACTTCTTCGCTTTGGCCGGCGATCCTTCAATGATGGAATTGCCGGATATCCGGTACCGGACAAAGTCCTGCTTATTGGTGTCCGGGTTGCGATACTGCACTTCAACGCCGTCATAGCCGCCAGGCAGCGTCATATCGTAAGAGAGCGAGTAACCATCAGGCCTGGTGTTTGATCGGTTGAATATCGTGGCCGCAGATGTCTTTTTGCTGTCTCGGGTGAATGACAGCACACCGTTGTCGTCGTAAACCGAGACGCTGGCGGCGTCACAGATGGTCTCCATGCGCGAACCGAGCGACACATCCTCATCGTCAAAGGTGAAATCGAAATACCCCAGACGCGGATCGATAGCGTCTATTTCAGCCTGGATCTGGTACAGGCCGTAAATATCAATGCTCGACTCCGGCTGCTGCCCTACGACCAGCCAGTTAAACAATGCGATGTCAGCGAATTTACGCGATGGCCGGAGCGTGTAGTCGACCTGTTGTGTCGTCATGTTGTAACTGATGACGTGGCGGGTGATCAGCGCGTTATACTTCCTGTCGCGCCCGCTCGAGGCATTCTCGGTGGCCCGGACTTTCACCATTACCAGCGAATCTTCAGCGTGAACGACGTTCGTCCTGACGTTTACCGCATGAATCTCTTCGACCTGCAGCTTGCTCGCGTCGCTGCTGTTGTCGGTCCTCTGGAAAGTGATCGCATAACGCCCAAACCCGCCCGCAGGACTTAGCTTGTCAGTCCGGTTAAACGTCTCCGACATGTAGTCGTGCGGCGTAGTCTGCCGGTAGGTGAACGTCTGCTCCGTTCCCGGGATCAGGTTGTTGTCATTGTCCACTTTCCAGATGTTTACCACCCAGTTCGTTTCGCTGTTCCCGCCGAGCCCGGAGTTAGTATGCAGCCACAGCTGGCTCGATGGAATTGGCGAGAAGAACGGACCGACGATCAGCGCGGCGTTATCATTCAGGATGAACTTGGTTGTGTTGATGGTGGCGTCCTGGATAGGGATGGAAGGCCCATTCAGATTGTCGAATGTAAAAGTGTAATAGTAAACAGGGCTGACTACTGACCCATCATTTGTCTCCGCAAAGCTGATAAGGCGCCCCGACAGCGTGACATCTTCAGTGCGAGTACCACCGGTGATCGGATACGTCACGTTGATAGTGAACGTCACCGGATGAGGGAAGGTCAGGTCAGCGAAGTAGTCGAAGTCAGCCTGTTTAACGATTTTCATCGCTATCTGGCCGCCAGCGTATACGCCGCTGATGACGGTGTTTGCTGTCGCGGTCTCGATCGGGAAATCGCCGCTTTCGTTCAGGCCAGGCACTTCCTGCCCGTCGACGTCATCGAACTGATAGCCCTCATTCACCAGCGGTATGACATCACCTGGCTGGTAAATGGTGTAGCTGGCCCCCGCCATAGAGCCGAGATTCGACTCAGAGAAGCGCACTGACGTAACGTCGTATTTCCCCAAACCGAACACCATCAGCTCAGTGATGTATTTCAGGTTGTTGTCATATTCGAAAATGGATTCCTGTCCCAGATCTGGAAAAGAGCGAATCTGCCCGAAATTGTCAGGTTTCGCCTCGCCATTGCGCGCGATGTTAGTCTGCCCCTTCAGGCTGTTATTCGGTGAAGTTTTGCTGTTTCCGGCACCGGCGTTCGTGTTTGGCTTCGGCATCAGCGAAGACAACACCTTTTGGGTGAACTTGATTGGGTTCAGGTGCTCGAGAGGGTTTAACAACGTGCCGACAAGACCGCCGCTCTTCGGCTGGTCGAAAATTATTACCCGGTCGTCGTCCTGAAGAGCACACTCCAGCTCATCATTGGGCTGCAGTTCTTTGCCGTTTACGTTGATGCGGATATCGCGGTGAAAACTTTCCTGCTCAAGCCACTCGGAAAATACCGTGCCGGCTTTAACAATCGCCCGGTCCTTCGGCATCCCCGGAACTCGCTGAATCTCGATTACCGGCATAGGTGTAAAACTCCACTCTGGTAAATAGCTTCTGAATTGTCCGGATGGCGTCGAACCGGACGTGTCCATTTTCCCCGCGGCTGTGCAGCGCGCGGCCGTCAACAATCAGGCCGACATGCACCGGCTGGCTGCCAACCCAAGCGACGAAGATACCGCTCTCAGTGAACGTGGCGCCAGGCTGCCAGAAGACGACATCAGCGTCATAGCAGGTCATGAAGTCACGCCCGGATTCGTAATCCACTGACTGGTGAATTTCGATCCCCAGAACGTGGCGGTAAAAGAGCACCACCAGGCCCCAGCAGTCAGCAGCGTTAAAGTTGCAGGCGCGGTTACTCCATGGGATGCCTTCAACCCGCGAGATGAAATCGTCTTTAAGCATTCTGGAGCCCCGGATATTCTTCGACTGTGTACAGCCGCCCGACGTTGCGATTGAGCGGATTAACGCGCGTCAGGCTGCATGTCACGTCCTTGTCGTCCATCGAGCAGTCGCTGACGTAGAGCGTCCACGACTTGATGGCCGTGGACATGTCGGCTGCGTCAAACTGCTGGTACGTAGCCGAGATAGGCGTGATGCGCGAGTAGGCCTTCCACTGCTTGAGTTGCTGCTTAAAGTCCTGCGCCAGTCGACCAAACTTGACGGTGCTGTCAAGTATCGGCGTGTTGCTCTGCTGGCTTTCGGTTAACTCCATGCGGCATGGTGTGTAGACCTGTCCGCCGAGCGTTTTAGGGAAAATCTGGTTATTAACGAGCCTGATATAGCCAAAGACCGGACTGTAAAACGTGATGGTTTCGTACAGGATTCGGTTTGGCCTTCGGCTCTGGAATTCTCTGAGCGTCGGCATTATGGAACCTTCGGTAAACTCTCCGGGTCGCGCCCGTCAGGATAGCCCGTGACAATGATGTCAAGCCATGATCCCCACGGTGGAGGCAGCTCAACGATAATGTCGTCAAACTCGTCATCGGAGTTAGCCAGCTCGCGCGCAACGACATCACCGCTCCACGTGAAAATGGACCCGGACTGTGACCATGACGGCCAGGAGAGAAAGTGTAATTCCTGCACCTCGACGCCGGTGTCTCCGGTCCCGGTGCCGAGCGGCATCGTGAACCACTGATTGCAGTTGTCGAGGTAGTTAGGGCTGCGCAACCACTGCATGAATGCCCGGTGCTGGTCCTGGGTGAAGATCCAAGTCAACGAGAATGACGTCTTCAGGTCGTCGGTTAATTTCTGAAACACCGGTGCGCCGACCGTAGGCTGGTCGACGCGAAACCCGGTATCGGTAGTGGGTGATTTCCCTTTCTGGGCCAGCGGCAACCAGTCAGGGTACGGAATTGGCATGTTATCCCCTTGCTTTGCGTGGTGCCTGGTGATTTTGCTGGATAGCCTGGCCGATGCGCCCACCCTGGCTGATATCGGCAACAATCATATCGATCGTCACTCCATTGCCGTTCTGGGTCGCCTGCGCGTCGACAGTTGCTCCGGTATAGTTCTGAATGTTGATAGTGACAGGCACGGAACTACCGCCGGCACCGGAATTCATCTGCTTGTTGCTGATGACCTTCCCGTTGTCGCCGGGGATCATGTACTGGCTGCCGTTCGACGCCTGGTAGATTTCAGGCATGCCTCCCTCACCCACCTGATACGTACGACCTGCAGATACCGGACCGCCGTTTTTTCGCTTCCCGGCAATGCCGCCGGCCATCGCCATAGCCGCGATAAGGGCAGCAATACCGATAGCCGCCGCGCCACCGAATGAACCGATTGAGGCAACGGCCGCCGCAGGGGTCCAGACTGCCATTGTGGTAGTAGCCGCAGCGGTGCTTGCAGCAGTGGTTGTCGCTAAACCAGCAGTTTGCGCCGCAGTGGTTGTGGCTATCGCAGAAGTTTGCGCAGCAGCACCCATCACGGCTGATTTAACCCAGTCGACTCCCATCTGAACGAAGCCGTTAATCAGGCTGTTCAGGGCGTTGCTGGCGAGAGATTGCATTGCCTCCTGTGCCGACATGCTTCCGGTCAGGATCCCGGTAAAGGCATTGGATGCATTGCCTGCGAGAGAGTCAAAACTCGCGGCCAGCAACTCATTACCCATACTCTGGTTGCGGAAAATCTCCCACTGGGCAGCGATGCGCGCCTGCTCATACTGCGTGTCAGTTGCGGCACGCAATGCCATGGCGTTCTGGTGAGTAATCAGCCCCTGCTGCTCGTATGACTGAATAAGCGCGAGTTTCTGGGCGTTCTCGTTAGCCAGCTGCTGAACAGGGTCAACTCCGCCGACAGCCTCCTGCTGTGGCGTTACAGCCTGTTGAGCCTGGATTTTCGCGAGGTTAGCCTGGTGCGTTGCCGCCAGCCGTTCTGAGGTCTGGTTGTACTGCTCCTGGCTGATTTTCTTCGCAGCCAGAGCCGTATTCAGGTCCTCAACATCCTGCTTATAGCTGGCGTTTTCGCGCGCTTCTGGAAGGAGTTTCTCGGCAGCTGCCTGCGCCTTGAGGGCGTTGGCCGTATCCCATTTTGCAGCCGCGTACTTACCTGCCAGAGCTACCTGTTCCTTGGTGGCGCCTTTCCCGAGAGACTGCTGTGCAGCCAGGATGGCCTGCTCGCGGCTCAGCTTGTTCGTTGAGTCGGCGGCAAGTTCTGACTGCTGTTTGAGGTTCGCCAACTTCTGGGCAATAGAATCAGCCTGGGAAGCTCCCTTCTTCTGCTCAGACTGAAGCGTCTTCTGCGCCTGAGTATTTTTGTACGTAGCAGCAGCATCATCTTCCATCTGTTTGGCGTGCGGATCATCCTTCGCAAACCCGGCATCTTCGGCAGCGTATTGCGCCTGCAGCCGCGCGCGGGCCTCGCCCTGTAGTTTGGACAGAGCAAGGTTTCGCTCAGACTGCTTGATGAGGTTCTTCTGCCCGGCCGTGAGGTTGTCAGTGGACTTGTTGAGGCTGTCGACGTTGATCTTCGCGTTGGCCGCCTCTCTCGCCAGATCGACAAGCTTACCGGCCAACTCAGCAATGGCTGACTGACCATCTTTTGAGGAGGACTTCATTTCCTGGAGTTTTTTCGCCAGTTCCTGAAGTGCTTCCGGGGAAGGGTTGTTGCTCAGGTCTGATAGTTCTCTTGCCAGATCAAACGCTGACTGCTTGCTGATGCCCAGGCGAGAAGAAAGGGTGCTCACCGTTGAGGACAGCGAATTCACAATGCCAGAGGCATATTGCCCCTGACTATTGGCCTGCTGAATGGCCTGACTCCAGTCAGTGGTGGTAACGCCAAGAGCTGACAACTCATCGTTGAATTTCTTGATGCTTGGCGATGCTCCGCCAACCGCCGCCAGCGCGCGATCGCCTAATGTAATGAAAGCATCAGACGCGTCACTGATGGCCTTCGGAATCTTCGAGATGGCTTGGTTATACTCGAGCAGCGCCTGATTACGTAGCAAAGTTGCCACGTCGGCATTTACGCGTGCCAGGGCAGCATACTTGTCGGAAAGCGCAGCCACGCCTTGCGAGGAAATGGTGATCACCTTATCCATCGCTTCAGCTGCGTCTTTCAGCGCATCCATGGCGTTTTTCCCGCCATTCAGCGAAGTAATCAGCACGCCAGCCAGGACTGAACCAAGAGCGATTATGGCGCCAACCACAGCCCCGCCAGGACCGAACGCCCCGGCAAGCTGTGAACCCTGCTGAGCAAAAGCAACCAGTGCAGACTGGCCGCCCTGTACCTGTACTATGAAGTCCTGAACCTGATACCCGGCCTGCTGCATGCTGGCCTTCCAGCCTTTATTGCTACCCATCGAGGTATCAGCAGCGCCTTTCATGTCGAAGAGTCGCCCGGTTAACTCGCCGATCTTCTGCTTTTCATCGTCTGTCGCTTTCGAACCTGCGCGCAACTGTGCAGCCAGGACTGCGGCACTACGCGCGCCATTCTCCTGCGCTTCGTCCAGCACAGCCAACTGGTTACCCAGCGCCTCGATGATGGATTCGGCACGGCTGAATTCACTGCTCGCGCCGCCGGTACCGCTGCGGGCCTCTTCCATTGCGCGGGCAATGCCGCTAACGTTGGTATTCAGCTTGCGCAGCTGGTTATCCATTGAGTTGGCATAACCAGCCAGTTCAGTAAACGCGGCTCCGGTTTGTGACGTACTCTGGTCGAGGTTATCCATTCCCTTGCCGGACTGCTGGGCTGCAGCATCCAGTTTATCCAGAGCATCAATGGCCTGTTTCCCGCCCTGCAGCAGCGGCTCAACGTCGGCGCTGATTTCATAAACGATGCTACCGGCGTTCTTCTCACCTGCCATGTCATTCTCCGGTTATTGCTTTGCTTTTGCCCTGCGTGCGGCCTGTTTAGCCAGGTACTCGTCGGCGATGCTGTCGTACTCTTCGCGAGTGAAGCCTTTCTGGTCAGGGTATTTCGCCGCCAGCAGCATCTGAAATTCGGTCATCGTTAACTGCGAGGCTTCTGCGCGGTTCATTTCAAAGTGGCTGCGTGCCGCGCTGATGTAGTCGAAGGCTTTAAATTCGTTCGTTCTGGCGCCTGTTTCGTGGCGCTGCAGCTGGCGAACCTTGGCTTTTCCAACGACACCGTGCTGCATGAGGTGCTGCGCCAGCACGATGATGTCGTTCTTCGGCATCTGGCCCGGGCGGTAAACGACGCAGTGTCGCCAACCCTTCCACTCGCCAATCATTGGCGTCAGATCGTCATCGCAGCATGCCTGCAGCACCAGCATGCTCGTTGATAACAACTTCTCAGCAGCGCGATTGAATGATGGAGATAGCCATGCAGGGAAACGCCCCAGCGTGCCTGCGCACACCTCAATGAGCTGAGCGACATCATTGCCGTGGATGGTGGCGTACGCCTGCACAATCTCTTCCGGAGTGCCGATCCTCGTCATAGCCTCGAATGAAGGTCGCAACAGGTAGTCTTTCCCGCCTTCTCGGCTGTCGCTGATGGAAAGTTCGCCAATATCGGTTAAAGCGGTCATAGGCCTTCCAGTAAACGGTCATTATCAAGGGCAGCACGCCGCCCTTTGGAATGTCCGTTAGGTAACGGTAACCGTATGCACGGCCACAAAGTTTCCGTCTTCGGTGTTGATGATGATCTGCGCGCTGCCGGTGGCGACGCGCGTCACGGTAACGGTGTTGCCGGATGCGGTAGCCGTTGCTTTGGTCGCATCGGTAGTCGCTACAGTGAAGTCTTTATTGGTTGCGCCAGTTGGTGCGATATTCACCGTGAAGGTGCTGGTACCGCCCGCTGCGCCAGTGCTGGTTGTCGGGGTTACCGTCACGCCAGTCACTGCGACCTCGCTGATCTCGTTCACCTCGATAGTGCTGGCGTCACCGACTTTGAACTCAGTAGAGAACGTCACGATGTCGTTGGTACCACCGTCAGAGCTCAGCGCAGTAATGTTCATGTAGCCGATAAATTCGACGGGGCCGTATGCCATTCGCACCCAGATACCTGTCTGACGCTTGGCCTTCAACTCACCTGAGAAATACTTGATGAACTTGCCGACACCGTACTGATCCAGTTTATCTTTTTTGCGCACTTCACCTTCAAAGCTGAAGGTGAGATCACTGTTGGTGATGATGGTTTCGACATAACCGCCGCCGTCATCCGCATCAGAGGTAACCGTGTTAGGGTTGAAGTCGAAGCCTTTAGACGTTCCTGCAGCCAGAGACTTCCACTCAGACTCAAGTGGTTTGACATACGGGCAGCCATCGGCGACTTCCAGCACGACCGCACCGCCGAACAGGCGCTCGTTCGAGTTCTGGCAATTAGCCATGTGAAACTCCTCTTTGACGTATAAAAGAAAACCCGCCGGAGCGGGTTATTTGGTTGGGATGGCTATTCGCCGTAAGTGCAGGCGAACTGGAGTCGGAAGACTATTCGCCCTTCTTCTGTGAGCACCGGCGCTGGAATTGCGCCCATGTTCTGGATGTAACCGACGCACTCGTCAGCCATCGGGTTGGCCTGGACGTAATCGACGATGCGCTGCACGGCGTTTAGCGCGTCTTTGCGCTTGTCCTTCGCGCCTACGACATCAACCAGGACGTGATACTCAGAGCCGAGGTCAGTTCGAATATTCGACCCGCCGTTAGGCCTGAACACCATGATCGCCTTCGACAGATCTCCCGGGTCGTCGTACATCAGCTGCTGCACCGTGAAACCGGTAGTTAGCCCGGCATCTCCGAACAGGTTGCGCACCCGCTCGTGCATCATGGGTGTCATAGCGAAAGCTCCTTGCGCATCACCGCGTCAACGTTATCGCGCTCATCATTCGCGCCTTTGGTCAGGAATTGAGGCTCACCGTGAGGGTCCCAGTAGTTCCCCGTCCTGGTCCCGCCGCCGAACTGCTGTCCAGCACGTGTCGTACCAAAGTGCGCGCGCGGCTGGCCTTTCAGTTTTCCTGAAGCCTCATGCACGTACGCAGCATAATTGGCTGAGTAGCCAATGCGCCCGGTGATGAGCACCCCGCCAGCGTCGATCTCACGAAACTGGCTGTTAATCAGCGTGGAGGTGTCGATCGGGGTGTAATAGGCAGCCCGGGCACCGATTAGAATCATCGCCGACTGCAGCGCGCGTATTACCTTGCGCCCCTTCACGTCGTTGATTACATCGTTCAGGTGCTTTTTCGCCTGGCTGATGCCCTTCACTTTGATGCCCATGACTTTCTCCAGGCAATAAAAAACCCCGCCTGAGCGAGGTTTGGTGTCGTTTAAAAGGTGAATCAAAAAGGGAGCATTGCGCGGATTTCAGTGTGCCAGTTATGAAAGGCAGGCAGGTCATCTAATAACCAGAATCCAAATCCAATCATTACAACGCCAATAATCATTTGAGCAATAACGCTGAACCAGTATTCAATAGGTTTGCTGTCTTTTTGGATGTACTCCTTTCGCGTCGTCCCCTTAAATGTCTTTGTGTAGACACCTCGTCGCAAAAAGATAATCGATTGAACAAACGCAAAGGGGCCGGTCAGAAAAATTCCACATACCGCAAGCCAATATTGAAAGCCCATCACCTTACATTCCAGTTAATGTTTTGGGTCATTATTGCACAGGTTTATCAAACTCCCGTCAGGATCGCGTAATCATCCGCCAGGCGCTCGAACGTGTCGGCATACCGGATAACCTGCCGCACCTCGTCGGCACCGGCGACAACCGGGTCGGCTTCGGTAGAAACGCCAATCAGCAGGTAATCACCTGCGGCCGCCAGCGCGAACTCCGTCCAGACGGTGTTCTTCACGACTATTTCAGCGCCCAGGCTGGCTAACTTTTTGCTGAGTCCGCCCTCGTAATCACAGAGGATTTGCTCAGGTTCGGCATAGCCCAGCGGATCGCCGTATTCGTCATTGCCTTCCAGCTTGCGCCAGATTGTCGCCGTGGCGGTATAGCTCCAGTTTGCAACGCTGCTCACTGCGAACCTCCATCTGAATCGACGTAACGCCAGATAACTTCTGACCATCCATAAAAATGGAATGCTTTGCTGGGTCCAATACTAAAGTCTCTGACTCGCCTTTATTACTGTTCTTCTGCATCATTCTTTCCACCTTAAAACGGTCGCCCCGGACTTTCGGATGCGTGGACAGATAATATACCACTCGCCATCAGATTTAACGTAGCCAGTAGTTTCCCGCCCGGTGTCGGTCATCACCCAGACGCGGGTGAATGCGCGCGGTAGCCCGTGTTTAACTGATTTGTACGTCATCACTTATCCCCGCACATACAGCCGCCTTTGCCTATCCAGATACCAGCGAATGCCGGGGCGGCTGTAGGGTCGGCAGGAATTAGCGAGGTGGCGCAGCCGTACTTATCCAGCCCGCGCAACAGGTTTACCGAGGCCTTCCAGCGATCGGTGAACGACTGATACCGGAACGAGCGCGACGCACCACTCGGAGCTGTCTGGCTTGAGATGTACTTATCACCCTGCCCGAGCCCCATAAGCGCCAGCAGATAGAGCTGAATCAGCAGCGCGGTCGATGCAGGATAATGCGCATCGAGACATTCCTGAATACTGTTGGCCTGGTCGACGAGAGCCTGAAGAACAAAATCGGGAATGGTAATTCCCTGGCTCTCCAGATACTCCTTCGCCTGTTCGAGAGTTACCATTATCGACTCCGTGAAATACCCCGCCTGAGCGGGGCATAAAAAAACCGCCTTAGCGGCGGCTGTTATTCAGCAGGGAAAAGCTTTTCGAGCTCACCGTCAGGCAACAGCTCACTTAGCTTTTCAGCGCCCAGATTGCCTTTAAACTCGATGCCCAGTTCAGTCAGACGAGCCTGGATAACCTCTTTGCGTGATTTCTCACCAGTACCGGCCCCAGGCGTCGATGGGGTAAGTTCTCTGCCTGCCTCACCATTCATGAGACGGACGTTAGACTTCAGCGCCGGGTGCAGTTCTTTCAACTCCACCACCTGCCCTACCTTCACGCCGAACCATGGGCGCACAACTTCGTATTTAGCCATGCTGTTTCCTTACGCCAGGTTAGCGCCGTAGACAACGCCAGACAGGCCCTGATCGTCTGCGGTGATTTGCAGACCTTCAGCAGACATAATCTGGAAGTTGTAGTTAACGTTAGGCAGTGGACGCGGCAGCGGAACAACGCCTACAGCCATACCCACCAGTGGAGAGATCACGTCACGGCGACGAACGTACGCGATAAACTCGTTACCGGTCAGCGCGAAGCTCATGCGGATTTCTTTCACCGGTGCGAACGGCAGCACCGCCTGCAGTACAGTTCCGCTTACAACGCCGTTGACCACGTACGGCTGAGCCAGGTTCGCCCAGATTTCCGGAGAAACCCACATCACATCGTATGCGGCGACTTTGTTCGTGCGTGCGGTGGTACCGAATGCGCCTTTACCGAAGAACGCGAAGATCGCGGCCATGTCAGCGGTGGTCAGGTCGATATTCGCACCACCAGCACCAGAGCCGAGGTTAATCTTCTTGGTGTTGCGGTGGTTCTTGATGCCTTGCGCCGGGTAGGACTGAACCTGAATTTTTGAATCACCATTCAGGTAGTAGTTGACGCGCTTCTGGTTGAACTTGCGCATTTTAGCCATCTGCGAGTCCAGCACCAGATCAATGCCAACAGAGTTCAGGCCAGCAGCATGACGCCAGTTAACACCGTAACCAGCAGTGAATACCGGAATCGGGTCGCCGTCGCTCGCGTAGTCGGTGTGATCGAAGGAGAATGGCGCCTGGCCATCGATGCTTACTGACACGTCATCGGCGATGTCGCCAACCACGTTATACAGCTTGGCGGTTTTACCGACCGGCAGCACCGTCTGAACGCCGATCAGGTCGTTCACGATTTCCATGCCAACTTCCTGATCCCGCAGTTGCAGAACCTGGTTGTCAATCTCAGCCCAGAAGTCACGGGAGAAACCGCCAACAGCGTTACAAGCCAGCATGTCAGGCGTCATGATTGCGCGGTTAGCCGCAATGATGGAATCGTTCTGCAGGTTCCACATGTTGCGGTTTGCCCACAGTTCGCTCCAGTGCCCGCCAAGGCGGGAGTTAGTCGCCAGCGTCTCTTTAGAGAAGTACATATGTGTTTGTCCTTTTGTTACGCGCCAGCTGCGGCGACAGTGCCAACGCGCATGCGCACGCGAATGAGATCGGTAGTGCTGGCCGCGATGGTGTATTCATCCTGGCTGTATCCGATCACTGAATCAGTATCGGAAGTGGCAAGGGTGAACTTACCGGCAGTACCCAGCTTGATTGGGCTGTCTTTTTTGTACGCGCCAGGCAGGCAAAGTAACGCCAGCTCACGGCCTTCTTCGACGTAGTTACCGACAGCTGAATCACCGGCAGGGATTGCTTCAGTGATGGTCAGGCCCTGGTGGTAACCGACATCGATGATGTACAGGCGGCCGGTTAGCGCGGTGGCCTGAGCGAATTTATCGGATGAGTTGATGGTTGCGGCGGTGCCAGGAAGCAACGCGGCTGCCGTTGTGCGGGTTTCGGTCTTGTACAGAGACTGACCGTCGATATTAACGCGACGATAACGTGGCATTATTCCGGCTCCTTACTTGAAGTGTTCGTCAGCGGCAGGTGCGCCGGTTTCTTTGTGCTGCTGTGCATTGTTAGCGCCAAGCGGAGCAGCTTCGCCAAGCGACTTAAACATCGCGTCAAGGGGTTCTCCAGACAGCGCGTTCGCGACGATATCGCCATGGACCTTAGCTACCGCCTCACGTTTGGCTTTCTCTTCAGCGCGGGTATTAGCGGTTAGGGTGTCAGCGAGTTGCTTCTGATTGGCCTGCAGCGCATCAACCTTTTCCGCGAGAGGCTTGATAGCCGCTTCCGTGTTGGTCGCAACAGCCTGGCCGATCATGCTGCCGATTTGTTCCAGTTCTTCTTTGGTTAAAGGCATGTCGCCCTCCGTTTTGTGGTTTGGTGCAGGCTGTTCCTGCGGTGTGAATAGAGATCTGAATTTGTTGGCGACGACTGCCACCCACGACTCCTGGCGCGCTACTGCGGTACCGGTATCGTCAAAGGTGATAACGCCGCCCTCAGACTTGTACCCAAACACCTCAGCGGTGCCGCCGTTGCGGATGATTACCGCTTGCGAGTCAGTGAAGTCAGCAATCCAGGCGTATTCATCCGTGCCCGCCGCAAACTTCACTTTGGCTGCGCGATCGAGACGCTGTTCGCGCTCCCGGTAGGATTCACCCACCAGCGCACCGGAGTTCGCCTTGAGCGGCTGCGCCAGATCGGCGTTAACCATCAGGCCAACGCCCTGCTCAGGGGTGGCGGCTCCGACTTCGTGCAGCAGGATCGCGTCGTGGTCCATGCCGTGGATATCTGCCACCCACTCAGCACCTGTGGAGCGCTGCTGATCGTTGGGTTCAAGCTGGTCGAGGAATGCGGCAACACTGGTATGAATCGGCGGAACGTCTTCTCCGCGCTCAATGGCAGCGACACGTTCAAGCAACTCCCTGCCACCTTCCGACTCGCTGGCGCGGGCCACATCAACCCACTTTTCGAGGTAGATGCGATTACCGGACTTCTTAACGTTGCGGTTCCACGCGCCGATATGGCCTGCGTTAATCCCCTCAGGCGAGAAAGCAGACACAAACTGACCGTTAACCTGAGGATGCCCAAGCGGTGCCAGGGTGCCTTCCAGACCCTGATAGTGGGCGTCGATTTGCTCTTTCGTGTACAAGCCGCCATTCATGACGACGTTCGCCGGAAGTGTGTAACTCGGCAGCACCAGATGCTCGCGGCCGTTGTATGTTTCGCGCCGGATAGACTGGCTGTTCACCTTCGTGGTGATGTTGACCTGCATAGGCATAGTTATTTCTCCGCCCAGGCGTAACCGCGCGCCTGCATCGATTTATATTCCTGTTTGAGTTTCGTGATGGTGTCCGGGTATTCCGGCTTACCGTCCGCATCCACCAGTACCGACTGCTGGCTGCATTTGCAGTTGATGGAGTTGCCATCTTTGCTGTACCAGTCACGCACTTCTTCATTGGTGTAGAGGTGGGCATGGCGCACTGCGTGGGTGTGTCGGGTTGTCGGTGACAGTGCCGAGATGTGAACCAGCAGCGTTTTCAGGCCGAAGAGGTCATTCGCCTCCTGGTCTTCATCCCACTTAGCCCGGCGCAGCGCGGTAGTCACTTCAGTGCGTGCTATCCGGTTCGCCCGGCGCTTCTCGATGCCGGTCTGGTCTGTCAGGTTGCGGGCAATGTCCAGCGGATTGAGCCCGCGCCCCACACCATCAGTAAGCACACGCGCCATGTCGCGCTTAACGTCAGCTGTCAGCCCCTTCATTTCCTCAAATACACGCGCATGCACCAGCGCCATACGTTGCTGATACGGGTCGCTTGCGAGAATGGACGCTAACGACTCACGCCCAGCGGCGTACACCGGCGACTGCTGGCTGAGGTTGTAGAACGACTGCCCGGTCCCTTTCTCCGAAGCCAGATCGATGTACTCGTAAAACCACAGGTCGTAATCGCCACCCTCAAGCAGCACCTGATCTACCAGGTAACTGGCATCGTTCAGGATGATGGAAAGAAGCGTTGGGTTTAGCTGGTATTCGTATCTGGCATTTACTGCGAGTGAGGAAGGTATTTTGTCGAGTGCTGATTTGTACGCTTTGCCGATCTTATTTATCCGCCTGGCGAAGTCTTTCATTGCCCGGCGTTCCAGCGCATCGGCTCCGGTCGGATCCTGGTAGTTACGCGGCAGAATCGGTGGCTTCGTCTTCTTCGCCATCCTCTTCTCCTAACGGGAATTCATCAGCGTTTTCATATCCGGCAGCTGTGCGAATTTCTTCACGACTGAACGCTGGATTCTCTCCGCTGCCCTGGAACGTCTGGTTAATCTCTGCCATGGTTTTGGCATTGGCGAGCTTCTCAGTTCCAGTCTGCTCGTTTAGGTCATCCCAGATAACCGTCTTCTCGCTGACAGCATCAATGATTTTCAGGTCGATTAGCTTGTCACTGAAGTCTTCAATTTCGAATGACAGGTCACCGCGGCGTGACTGGCAGCGACCATTGAAATACTTCTGATCTTCTGTGCTCGAGCGCTCGGCCTGTTGATTGCCAACCAGTATGCGCGCCGGGATGTCTACCCCAGCAGAGGCTGTCTGAAGGTTAACATTGTAAGTAGGCGAAGGGTCTGAAACAGCAGACACCATCGACGTTACCTGCGCACCCTGGGTGATCAGGAGTACATCATTACCAACGTTCAGCTCTCTGGCTGCTTCGTTATAGCGCTCCTGAAGCTCCTCTACCGAGACGCCATACAGCGAAGCCAAGTTTGCAAAGTCGATGTCTTTTTCAAAGTTGATTGCCTGTTTGTTCGAGGCATTTTTCAGGAACGATTCACCAGAACCGCCCTCTACTTTTTCGAGACTGACAAAGGCGTTATAAGGTGGTTCAAGGAAGCCAATTGCATCATTCGAGTAGTCGCCCAGGATGAAGACGCGATCAGGATGCACAAAGCGCTGATTCGTCCCGCCATTTGGTAGGCTCTCAACGTATTTCCACTGCTTTGGCTGGCCGTAATCTGCCGATTTCTGGTCAGTAACCCACTCGCTGACTGTTAGTGACCCAGCCCATGCAATCGTAACCTTTTTGAGTGACTTCCCCAGGACAACCGGCTGATCCCACGTTCTGGAATCATTGATGTGCAGAAGGATACCGGCATAACGTCCGACCAGGCGGCGTCGGTCTGCTTCAGCAAAAGCCCGCCATAGGCGCTTTGTGAAAACCTTTTTGGTGTTCTTCTCCCAGGCAGTTTCATCCTTACTCTCGTCGGCATCATCACCCTCGATGAATTCCGGGTTAGTCTGCCAGCACTTACCCACCAGCTTCTCAACGGCACCGTGAGCGATACCGCCGCGTCGGTACAGGGCGTAGAGGTTTTCGTAGGTGACCTGCTCAGGGAAGCCATATTCGCACCATGCTGAATGGCGCTTATTGTCCAGCCCCATCGTCGGCGCCATCAGCCCCATACGGGCGCGCGCCATCCGCGCATCGTTCAACGCATGGTTGACGGCGAGAGTTAATTTGTCAGTCATGGATTGTCCGTTGG